CCGGCTGCGCGCCGAGCATCGGCGCCATGCCGGGCGGCATCGCCGGCGCGGGCATCGGGTCGCCGGGCAGCGCGCCCATCGGCACCTCGCTCGGCATGTTCGCGTTCGCCGCCGGCGCCGGGCTCAGCATGTCCGCAGCCATCACGACGTACTGCCGCAGCCCTTCGAGCACCTCCTCGGGGCAGCCTTCGAGCTCGCGATCGCGGAGGTACGCCATCTGCCCCATCCGCACCATCAGCTCGAGGTTCCCGTACGGCTCGGGGGTGACGAACTCGCCCTCCTCGATGGCCTCGATGTCGAACTCGATGCACTCCATGCCCTGCGTGTAGACCGACAGCACGCGGTCCAGGTCGGGGTGCTCGATGAGCTTGCGCCACTCGTCCGTGGTGATAACGCCGGCCTGCGCCCACTCGAGCGCGGTCTGCATCCGGCCGGCCGGCGTGCGGCTGAGCGTCGACGCGGCGGCGAGCTGGAACTCGAGGTCGCCCATGTCGACGTCGGCCCACGGGACGGCCTTCTGCCCCCACTTGGCCTTCTTCTGCAGCACCGGCGCGGCGTCGCCGAGGTCCTTGCAGCAGTCGAGCGCCAGCCAGTGGCACTGGAGCTCCAGGTCCTCGAAGCCCTGTTCCTGCGGCGCGAACCGCTGCGTGGTCTGGTCGCGGTACTCGCGCAGCGCGACGCCGCTGTCCAGGCCGCCGGGCTTCATCGCCGACGCGCCCATGCGCGACACACCGCTGTTCTCGTACGCGCTCGTCTTGAGGCTCTCGCGGTGCTGGTACACCTCGGGCGACACGGCCGGCGGGGTCGACGTCTCGGGCTTCGAGGCCTTGTACACGACCACCGAGCCGATGCGGTTGATTTGCTGCACGGCGAGGTTCGCATCCGCCATCTGCACGAACGTGGTGGGGAACGCGAACTGGTCGAGCGCGCGGTCGATCTGCAGGTTGCGCTTGTTGAGCGCGCGCTGGATGCCGGCGATGCCCTCGCTCAGCGAGATGCCGTAGAAGCCGCCTTCACGCTCCGACCACGTGACCACCGCGTACGGAAAGAAGGGCTTGTGCCACGGCTCGTCGAGCAGGTCGGCGCCGTCGATGCAGATCGTGTGGCGCCCGGGGCGGTAGCCCGGCTTTCCCTTGCGCCCGACGGGCAGCTTGTACGACTCGATGCACACGAGCGCGTCGTCGACCACCGGCCGGTATCCCGCCCACATGTTGCTCCAGCGCCAGCCGTGGCCGGTCTGCGCGCGCAGGATCTCGTCCTCCTTGTCGGGGAACATCGCGATCAGCTCGTAGCGGTCGACGTTCACCATCCGCTGGTGCATCTGCCGCGGCTTGCCGCCGTTCCGACACTCGGCCTCGTCGACCACGATGTCGTCGATGCGCACCGCCTCGGCCTTCACGTCGCCGAACGTGTCCGTGTAGACCTTCACGACGCCGGTGCCCTTCTTCGCGGCGCTTTTGAACGCCGCCTTGCACGCCTCGTGGATCTTGATCTTCTTCCCGAGCTGCTCGGCGTACCACGACAGCCGCTTGGCGGTGCGCTGCGCCGACCAGTCGCCATCGTCGGTCATGACGCGCGGGCGCACGGCGGCGGTCGCGATCTGCGCGTGCACCGTGTCGACGCACGACGCGATCACGTTCTCGATGACCACGCCGGGCTGCTCCGTCGTGTTCGTCGCGCCCGTCGTGACGTTCGCGTTCGGGTCGTACAGGCATTCGAGCTGTAGGAACCGGTTGTACTGGTCCCACTGCTGCCGTTCCACGAGGGCCACGTACTCGAACACGCTCTTGTGGACCTCTTCGTCCTCGGACGCGAACCAGTGCTGCTTCGGGATTGGTGCGCTTCGACGTCGGGTCATGCTGCTCTCCTGCCGTTGATGACGTAGCTGGTGAACGGGCGTCCGATGCCGAAGAACGCCGCGACGTCCTTCTGCATGTACCCGAGGGACACGAGCCACTTGATCTGCTCGTACTCGTGCGGCTCCAGCTTCGACGTGCGCTTGTTGCGCGCCTGCGTCGTTGCCGTTGCCCATCGACAGTTCGACGGCTCGTAGTTGCCGTTCACGTCGATGCGGTCGAGGGAGTATCCGCGGCCAGGGTTCTTGCCCATGTCGGCGAGAAAGTCCGCAAACGACTCGCGCCAGCGGTCGCAGACCTTGATGCCACGCCCGCCGTAGTGCTCCCACGCGGGATGATCAGGCCACTCGCAGCGGACCTTCATCTGCTGCCAGGCGGTGTACGTTCTCGTTCGCCAGTGCCCGTGTCGGTGGAACAACATACGGCTCTCCGTTGCTGCGCTCCACCGAGCGGAAAGGGGACGTAGGCCGGCGGTGCCGGCGGGAATCAGTCGTCGGGATGGTCGCGGTCGTAGGCCATATCGCGCGCCTCGCCGTGCTCGATGGCGATGTCGCGGGCGTAGTCGAGTTGCTCGCGCAGCGATGCGATGAGCGCTGCGGCGTCCTCGGCCATCTTGACGGGATCGATCAGGCCGGGCGGGCATCCGAGCGCGCGCCACAGGATGGACGCTGCCATGTTCATCTCCGCGCCGAGGATGACCTCGCCGCACTGGCCGCATTGCTCGCGCGGCAGGCTCTCGAACAGGATGTCGAGCGCGGTCTTCGTGAGAGACCCAACCTCGGCGATCGCGCGGTCAGCCACGGCGAGCCAGCCGTCCAGCTTGCCGCCGGCCTCGACGAACTCGGCGCGTAGTTTCTCGGCCAATTCCTCGCGGGCCATCGCCTACTCCTTCGGCCTCTGGAAGCCCGGCACGCGGCCACCGGGGTACGTGGCGGCATCGTTGAGCGGGTCGACGGGATCGGGCGGCGGGGCCTCGTGCTCGACCACCAGCCCGCGCGCGTCGGTCGGCGGGTCATGCCACGGCGCGCCGATGGTCAGCGACAGGTCGCCGACGGTCAGCTCGGTGATGCCGGCGCGGCGCAGGTCGGGCGCGCGGGCGATGATCACGTCGAGCGCGGCGTTGATGGCCTTGGGGGTCATGTGGTCTTGCTCCTACGATAGCCCGCTGAAGTCCTCGCTAAGAAGCGAATCGAACTCCCCGCGGGGCTTCTTCGGCCGGTCGTCCCAGTCGTCGGCCTTGGGTTTCGTGGCTTGGCTCTTGGGCGTGCGCTTCCGGTCCTCGCCCGGCGCGGCCTTCTCGGGCTTCGGCGGCGGCGCCGCGAACATCGACCCGATCTCCGTCCGCAGGTACGTGTCCGAGTCCGCGTGGTCGTTGCGCGCCGCCTTGTCTTCCTTCGGCTGCCCGTACTCGTCGGGCTTCCACTGGAGCGTCGCGTACTGCTCCTCGAGCGGCGACCCAGCCAGCACGTTCATCCGCTCGTCGACGAGGTCGCCGTTCACCACCTCGATCGCGCCCAGCTTGTCCTTCTTCGCCGCCGCCTTCACCGTGATGCCGTACGTGCTCTGCATCTCGCCGGTCACCATCTCGCCCAGGCCGGCGAGGTCCGCCACGAAGCCAGCCGGCCACCCGGTCACGCCGAACAGCCCGCCGACCTCCGTGTACACCTCGCCGCGCACCGCCTGCGCCACCGCCTCGTCGCCGATGAGCAGTTGCGCCATCGCGCGCGGGTACATCTCGCGGCGGCTGAAGCAGGCCACGTGGAACAGCCGCCGCAGCGGGTCGGTCGGCGAGAACGCCCGCACGTTGAGCGCGAACGGGTCGCGCGCGCCGAGGTCGGCGCCGTAGCCGTACTGGTAGTCCGTGAGCTCCTTCGGCAGCGCCGCCACGGCGGCCTTGAGCATCTCCACGCACCGCTTCGCCTGCTCCTCGAACGGCAGCGCGAAGTACGCCGTCCAGTCCGTCGCCGACCACCCGAGCGGGTTCCACGCGTTCCGCGCCGCGTCGTACGCGTACATCGTCGTGGTGTTGTCGGCCGCCCACTTCGCCATGTACTCGCGCAGCCAGATGGGGTTGTCGTCGCTCCACTTCTGCGCGTCCTTCTCGACCAGCGCCTCAGCCCAGTTGGCGGCGAGCGCGGGGTGCCGCTCGGCAGCGCCAGGCTCGGCGAGCACCATCGGCAGGTTGCAGTGGTGCGAGGACCACCCGTTCCAGCCCTGGTACTGGTCCCGCTCGGCGTACGGGCGGTGCAGCTCGGATCCGGGCCGCGTCGCCTCGTAGAAGCGGCCGTACAGGATATGGCCGGGCGTGCCGCCCAGCAGGAAGGTGCCGTTACGCTCGCCCATGCGAGGGCCGACGGCGCGGTCGATGAGCCAACACAGCAGCTTGTCGTCCGAGCTCGCAGCCTCGTCGACCTGGAACTCGTCGCGGGGCGTGCCGCGCTGCTTCTCGACCTCGCGCTTATCGTCGATGCCAAAGAACTGGTACTGGCCGCCCGTCCGCTTGCACGTGCACAACATCTTCGACTCGTGGAACACGAAGCTGTCCATCTCGCCGAGGGCTTCGATCAGCGCCTTCAGCGGCTCCCAGTTGAGGCGCTCGGCCTCGGGCCGGCTCGTGGCCGCGTACGCGCAGCTGGCGCGGCGCCGCGTCGTGATCTTGCGTAGGGCGCGGATGCGCTGTGTCGTGGTCTTGCCGCAGCCGCGCCCCCAGAGCAGCGACACGCGCCGCCCGGGGTCCTCAACCGCCGCGCGCTGGAACGGATGACAGTCGGCCAACATCCGCGCGTAAAGCTCGTCCGCCCACGCGACGTCCGGATCCATCGCCGCGACCGCGCGCGCCTGCGCCGCCGCCTTGCTGTGCGGCTTCGCTCGAGCGGTGGTACGCGGCGGGCGGGGCATGGCGTCAGGCGGGCTCCCAGCACGTCACCCGGCACTCGGGGATGTACCCGACGTCGTGCCGCTGGCGGGCGCGGTCCGTGAACGTCACGCGGAACACCCGCACCGGCGCGAGGTACTCGACGTCCCACGTCGGCGCCATCGGCCGGATGCGGCGCTCCTCGGCGGTGGTCGCCTTGACGTGGTCGTCCTGCGCCTTGCCGGGAAACTGCATGTTCCGGTCGAGCCGCAGCAGCTTGATGGGGACGGGCTTGCTCCAGTCGATGGCGGTGGGCTCGGGCGGCTTCGGCGCCGGCGTGGGCTTGGGTGCCGGCTTGGCCGGCGCGGCGGTCTGCGGGGTCGGGTCGCTCATGCTTATCGTCTCCTTCGCTCTGCCTTGGGGAAGCGCCCGTAACTCGGACGCCATTTCGCCAGCGGCACCTTCTGCCGTAGCAGGTAGGCTAGCCGCGTGGAACACGCGTACTCGAACGGCTTCGACGGGTCGACGCCGATCGAACGGAACAGGAA